ATATACAAAACTTTTATTTTAACTTTTTTATACGTTCACTTTCTGTTAGAATCCTCATTTGTTCAATAGCAATTGCATTTAATTTTTCTATCCTTTCAGTTGCATCCATTCCCTCATTTATAAAAACAGCATTTAAGTTCTCAAGATTTGATAAACACACTAATTGTGATATATCAGCATAGTCTCTCATATTTCCTTTTAACTCCGGATTATTTTCACGCCATTCTTTTGCTGTCATTCCAAACAAAGCTACATTTAATATATCTGCTTCACTTGCATAGATATAGTTTATTCTTTCCTTTGATAATTTTTCAGGGACAAGTTTATTCTTAATTGCATCTGTATGAATTTTGTAATTTATCTTAGCTAAATTCCTCTTGATATCCCAACCTAATTGTTTTTGTTCTTCTTCTTTTAAGCGCTCAAACTCTTTAATAAGATAGAGCTTAAAATAAGGTGATACCCACGACGCAAATTCAAAAGCTATGTCTTTATGTGCATATGTTCCACCATATCTTCCTGCTTTGGCAATAATTCCGATAGAATTCGTCTTATTGACCCATTGTTTAACCGATAAAATAAAACGATTAAAACCTGCTTCATTTTTAATTCCCTCGAATTCGGTGGAATTAAAATTCGCATTATACATTTCTTCCCATATTCCTAAAAATTCAATTGTATTTTTATTCCTTAGCCATTTTTCTATTAGTGCCACACCGTTTTCAGCATTTCTAACCATGTCGGTTAAAGAAATATAATCTCTATTATCTATGGCAATAATGCTAATTTCTGATCCTTCCACATTTATTTTAGACACAAAAATCACCTCACAATATCTCATTTTAACTATTATTATATCATTTTGTTTGTTCCTAAATATTTACCCTATCAACTCATAGTAAACAGTACTATTTATTTCCGTGAATTTTCCCGGAATTTTCTCGCCATTATTTTTATTTTGGCGTATTAAAATTAAAGTTGGCGAGATTATGAGTTACTTTTAATGCTATTCATCTATGTTTCTACAATTTCTATTTCTCCACTTCTTGATACAATTATTTTATCAATTTTATTGTCTACATAAGCCTTCAATAAACTTTCTTCGTCTAAGACTGTAATATCCGTTTCTTTCCTTGAATCAATCTCCTCTGACTTCAATTTCTCCAACTTACTCTCCAATAATATCTTTTTATCTTGGATAAAAGTTTTTTCCTTTAAATAGTCCTCTTTTGAAATATTTTTCTTTTTATAATTTTCATAGATGATTTGTAAATTGCTGTTTAATATGGATATTTCCTTTAGAATCTCTTCTTTCACATTCTTGTGCTCTATGACTTTCTCTTCATTTAATGTGTTTTGTATCTTAAAATCTTTTAATTTGGGTTTTATAAGTTCAATAATATCTTTCTCTTTGATATTGTTTGGTGTTTTCTCAGCTTTACATAAATTACAATAATAACTTTTATACTTGTATATTTTATCTGAATTTTTCTTTTGTCTAATATCACTGCGAAAACTCATATGTCTACCACATTCTTTACAAAAAATCTTATCAGAAAAAATAGAACGATTTTTGTTTCCTGTATATCCCCCAAAACTTCGTTTTTCTTTTATTTTCTTAACCTTATCAAATACTTCTCTTGAAATAATCGCTTCATGGGTATTTGGAAGTATTTTCCATTCCTCTTCAGGAAGTAAAATTCTTTTTCTTCCACCTATTTTTGTTTCTTTGAATTTATTATATACATAATCTCCTGTATATAGTTCGTTCCTTGTAATCTGTGAGATAGCTGCATTTGTCCAAACTCTTTTCTTTACCTCACTTCCAGTAATTAAATTTCCAGTATAATCAGAAAGTTTCAGTTCTTCTTTTCGTTCAGAGCGTGTAATATAACCTTTTTCATTAAATATATTAGCCACTTGAATACACGAATATCCTTTTAGCAATAAATCAAAAGCTTCTTTAACTATAAAAGCTGTTTTTTCATCAATGATGATACTATGTTTATCTTTAGGATCTTTAATATATCCAAAAGGTGCTGCCCAATTTATATTTTTCCCCTGCGATTTAATTTGCCTAATAGAACTTCTTACCTTTTCAGATAATTCCTTACTGAATAAATCATAATACAATGTCTTAAACTGTGTATCCATATCTAATCCATTTCCATTTTCGTTTATGGAATCATAACAATCATTGATAGCTATAAATCGTATTTTTAAAAATGGAAATATATTGCTCAAATAATCCCCAAGTAGAATATAATCTCTTGAAAACCTAGACATATCTTTTACAATTATAGTTCCTACTTTACCACTCTTTATATCCTCAATAAGCCTTAAAAATGAAGGTCTATTTGTATTAGTAGCAGAATATCCATCATCTACATATTCTTCTATTTCACAACTTTTTAAAGATGTTTCATTTTCAATGTAGCTTTTTATATAATCTCTTTGATTTACTATACTTACACTTTCATCTACTTTGTGATAATCTTCTTCAGAAAGTCTTAAATATATAGCTATCTTATTCATGCTCTACCTCCAACTGCTTTCCCATATCTTTATCAAGATTAAACTTAAAATATATGGTAACCTGCTTATACTCTGATATTTCTATATGGCTAATTAATGTATCGACCAATTCTTTATCAACTTCTATGCTTTTAGCATCCAAGCAGCAAAATAGTACATCTATAAATTCTATAATTTCTCTTTTTATCTTTTTTATATTTCTTATTCTTTCATCAAAAACTTTTAACTCATTTTTTAAGGTTTTTATTTGATTATTTATTTTTTTACTTTCTATTTTAAAATCACTTAAAAGAATATCTCCTTTAACATAGTTTTCATATTGTTCTTGTAGATTGATCCTAAGAGAAGCAATCTTTTTATTATTTACATCTGTTTTTATAGAAACTTGATTTATCTTTTTAGCACTTATACTTTCTAAATATATTTTTAGTTGTAATCTTTTATCCTTTTTATAAAAGCTTGAAAACAGTCTTTTAAAGGTATCTACTAAAATTTTGTCGAGGTCTGTTTCATATATTCTGACATGAGATTTTTCTAATTTTAATCTGTCTCCACCTTTACAATAATAACAATAGCAAATCTCATCATGATATTTCAGTCCTCTTGGTCCATATTGTTTTTTCAAATATCTGCCACAAACACTGCACTGTATGAGGTCGTCATACTTTCCTTCTTTTTTATGATCTCTTTGAATTTTTACTCCAACATTTTTCTTTTCCGTCTTTTATTATGTTTTTCAGTGAATGGTAAGGTAGATAGTTTTGTTTTTTCTCCTTTATCTCTCTGATATTTTCAAATGTAGTTTTGTCTATTAACCCTTCGTGGGTGTTCTCTGTTATAATCCACTCTTCTTTATCACGAAACTTACTTCTCCTACTTGGATCATGTCTATTTGAGTATACTCTTTGAATCAAATTCCCAATATATACTTCATCAGAAAGCATTTTTGATATATAAGAAATATCCCATTGTTTTGTATCTTCTTTATCCTTAAAAATTTTACCTGTTCTTTTATATTCATCAGGTGTCGTATATGTTTTAGTCAATTCTCTTGCTATTTGCATATTGGATTTACCTTGACCTGCCATATAAAAGATAAGTCTTACTACATCTGATGCCTTTTCGTCCATCACCAGAACTCTTTTTCCATCAATTTTATCAACCTTATAGCCATACGGAGCCATCGCTCCTATAAAAGACCCTTGTTTCATTTTTATTTCTTTAGAGGCTTTTATTTTCATTGAAATATCTTTTGCGTATAAATCATTAAAGATATTTTTTATTGCTATTTCATAACTCTGTTCTGATTTTATACCGTCTTTAGTATCCAAATTATCATTTACGGAAATAAATCGAACTCCCAAAAATGGAAATACTTTTTCGATATAGTTTGCGATTTCTAAATACTCTCTACCAAACCTTGACATATCTTTTACTATGATACAATTTATCCTACCTGTTCGGATATCTTCCATCATTTCAATAAATGCAGGTCTTTTAAAATTTGTTCCAGAATACTCATAGTCCTTGTATACTCTTAAAATCTTTATATCTTTTTCTTTTGCAGCATTTATACAAAGTTCTTCCTGCATTTCAAGTGAATTACTTTTATCCCTGTAAGCTTCCTTTCTTTCCTGTGATAATCTAGCATAAATACCGGCAATGTATATATTTTCAATCACTTTTCCAACTTCTGTTTCTGATTGTGATATATGCCTGTTTTTTGTTCTAGCCACAGCATACCTCACTTTCAGCACTTACAAGACTTTTATTCATAGCAGTGGGAATAGTTTTTGACTTCCTACTTATATAGACACTTTTCTTTTTTATGATGTTAGATTTAATATCAGGCTTATCCGTTTTTGTCATTTCTTCAAGTAAAGACAATTCTTCGGTATGATTAAACCTAACATCTATCGTCTTATCTTCAGAAATAAAAATTTTATCAATAAGCATCACAACAGACAATCTATCTATTTCCGATAAATTTTTATACTTGTTAATGTCGATGATCCAACTCTTATTTTTGTCAATCTTCTCCTTAGTATATTCCTGTTTTCTCAATCTATACTCGATACTTTCATCTAATTTAGTCAATTTCTCTATATAGTTTTTTCTAAAAAGTTGATATTCTTCTTTACTAATAACATCTTCTTTTAGGTCAAGGTATAGGGAAGATAAGAGTTCTTCTGTCATTGCTTTTTCTCGTTTTAGTATAGGAATTTGATTGTCTTTCAAATTTTTATTTATATCTATACGCTGAACTTTAGAATATAGATTTTCATTAAATTCAATGTAGGACTTCATTATTTTAGATACTGCTTTTATCAAGGTTTCTTCTTTTATGCTGTGTCTTGTGCAAGATTTTTCCTTGTT